TAACCACTATAGGCCTGATCTCTAGCATCTTTGGAAACTCTTGAATAGAATTGACTAGCTTTCTGAACTTGTCATCTTTGATAATCCTAGGGTTATTCGGATTGCTTTTGATCTCCGAAAGTTTAACGCTTCTGATCTCCATTAGTCTAGCTTTTCGTTTGCTACTTGTAAAGCCTCCACAGGTGTTACATCCTTTTCTTCTAATTTGTTGGGGATACCTGCATCATCTAGCAACTTCTTAAACAAGTAAGCTAGATCAAAGATTCCATCTTCATTATCTAGGGTAATGCTGATTACTTTTTTTTCGCTGTTAAAATTTAATTGAAAGTTTGACATGGTTTTTTATTTAGGTTGATTCATTTTTTGTTCGTGCTTTTGCTCAAGGTATTCCCGGTAGCTTTTCTTGTCTCCCATAGTATCGTGACAGATCCTGCACAAGGCCATTAGGTTCTCTATGTGATCCGCTGTTTTACTTCCACCCATTCCCCTTGCTTTTATGTGATGGATGTCTACTGCCTGAGACCCGCAGGATTCACAGGGAATAAAATCAGCTATCGTGTAGCCAAAATATTCCACGTAAATCTTGGTGTGCTTTTTCACTAGAAAGGAAGATCATAGCTTTCTTCCATCACGGACGCAGGGGCAGTCGGCATATTGTTAACCTGTGAGTTGTTATTTTCTTCTTTTTTGTAATCGTTTAAGTTAATAGCCACATCCTTTCCGAAGTCATTCGGCTTATCAAAGATATTGATGCTCACATTGACATACTTTTTTCCGTTGTAGGTGTATGCGTGTGCCTCGGCATCCGTTATGCAGATCGCAGCAGTTAGCCATGATCCGCTTCTTTTCTTTCCGTTTCCTAGTCTTATTTTTGGTTTGGTGTCCATTTGGTTTTATGTGGTTTTTGGTTTTCTTCCTCTTTTCACAGGTGCTGTTACCCCTTCTTCTTGTGCTACTATTTCTTCAGCAACTACTTCTTCTTGATCCCTGTACCACGTTGTATGTTCTGTGTTAGTGTACCACCCATAAAGGTAGTTGACTAACTCCATTCGGCAGCTACTGCACCAATGGCTAAAGTTGTGCTTTGGTGAAACATAGGTGGTATAAAGGTGAATCATTTCCGTATAGACTTCCTTGTCATAATTACGGATAAATGCATGCTTCTTGTAGCTTTCGTACAGAGGCATGTGCTTCTTGAATAATTCTAAGTCTTCAGGTGTCATATTTTTTCTAGTTCGTTTTTTACTTCTATCCAAAAATTAAATTTACTTCTATAGTAGATCAGGTCATCTGCATCATCTAGCACTTTCAATATTTCATCAACTGCTATTATTGCACATCTATTCGCTGCGTGTAGATCCCTCACATCATTGTACCCATGTGTGCATTCGCTCAAATTAAATTTTATTAACAAATAGTCTGCCTTTGCCCTTGGTGTCATAGTTCAAACTTATTGGTAAAATGATCCTCCACATACAGGTAGATAAAGGGCACTGCGCTACTTATAAATATTGCTTCTAGTAAATCCGTTTTTAAGATTAGAAAAAACAAGCTGATCCAAAAGGACATACAAAATGAGCAGCTAAAAGGCTTGAGTAGTTTCCTGCCTGTGACTTCTTTAAAAAATTTAGGAAAGTTAAGGATGTAGAAGTAAAGCAGAGTTAAACCCACCGACCCTAGTACACCAACTGCGATTTGATACATGATCTAATTTTTTTTATTGTGATAAAAATTGATGTGTGCGGAATGCCTGTCTGCTTACTTACCTTCCTGACTGAGCCTAGTTCTACATATAAACTTAGAATCTCCTGATCGTACCAATACAAGCCCTGCACTATCTTGGTGATTCCATCCGCTACTTCTTGGCTGTTATCTATCTGCTGTTCTTCTTTTACGAACTTCATGATATCTTCAACAGGTACTAGGCTCCCGTATAGCCTGCCAAACTTCCCGTATTTGCTATTTGTTTGATTGCAGCAGATCCTAACTATCCAGAATTTAAATACCTGCTTCCCTTTGGCTTCTAGTTCCTGCAATTTATTGGCATCGTATTCTAGGACGATCACCGCTACTTCTTGCCTGAGATCTTCCCAAAGATCTTTTCCTATATTCTGAAATACATATTTAAACTCCTGATCATATAGCCATCCGATCGCTTTCATTTCAGGCTTATTACTTCCCCTGAGGGCTGCCCTGCAAAATCACAAAGCCATCCATTCCATTCAAAGCGGATCTCCTTCTGTCGGCCGTAATATGATGCAGCTAGAAGCCTGATTTGCCTTTGTACTATTTCAATGTTTTGAAAGCTTCCTTTTCCCTTGTTCATCCACGCAGACCATTCACCGCTTGAAAGCTTGTAGCGGATCTCAAGTGAGTAGTCTAACTTAGATTTGGGTAGCCCTCTAGCCATTTTCTATTTTCTATTTGTGGCATTTATGCCGTAATAAGAAAGGCTACCTACTAACAACTCACATCCCAATTGTAGGCAGGTGGGATCACTTAGCCTTTTTGTAGTCAGAGTAGGATTCGAACCCACATTTATACCACCATACAACTCTCTTTATGGTCGAGCCCGCAGAACTCTAATTGTATGTGCGTTACCAATTCCGCCACCTGACTATATCTTTTCTTTGATTACTACCTCCAAACCTACAGCCTCACAGATCATGCGCAAGTTAAACAGGCTTATAGATTCCCATCCATTCTCCACCTGATTAATAGGTGCATGGCTTATGCCTAGCTTTGCGCATAGTTGAAGCTGTGTGTATCCGCTTTTTTTTCTTGATCTTCTGATTAGTAGTCCTTCTTGTACGCTCATTTGGTTTGTTATTTATTCAAATATAAAAAATAAATTAATATCCTATTTTTATAGCTGAATTTTGTCTAAAAAGGTAGCATTTTAAATATCCCCATGCTGATAAATTCATCCCCCTTTTTCACTATGCACTTCCTTACATTCAATTCATACACCATCTTGTCATTGAATCCAAACTTCTTCTGTGCCAAATCTAGGGTGGCTTTTATCGGGTTATCTATGTCCGCTGATTTCGTAGAAAAGCCAAAGAACAGTTCCACCCTCAGCATCTGCTCAGGATCTACTTTGCCCTTTGGCATTTTTAAAAGCATAGATCTTTCAAATTCTATGTAGGCCTTTGTGCGGAATCTTCTACCCCGGTAGGCTTCATTTACTGAAAGGGGCTTCTGGTTTATATTGAATTGAATCATTTGCAGGCCTTATAAACAAAATCCATTCCTATCGTAACACCGGCTACGATAAAAATGAACCACAGCCCGCAGTCAAAGTCAAACGTGATCAGCGCAAAGCAAGTCAGCAGCGTAGTCTGGATGCTAAATAGATCCTGCTTTTTAGGAGTTAGATTTTCAATTAACTTTTTCATATTAATTTATCTAAGTTTCTATTTTCCTTAATAGATTCAAGAATAAATAGCTTCCAGATCTTATTCTTTGACTTCGCTCCTACCGTTACTTCATCTATGTATCTAGTGCTGATCCTTAACTCCCTGCGCACATCCTTTTCAATATCTTCTACCGGATACTCCCAAGGCTTCAGTATTCCTTTCTCTTGAAACTTGCTAAACCAATTGCCACCCCACTCAGCTAGATCCTTACAGAACCCGCTTTCCTTTGCGCTTTGGTAGTTGTTTCTGAAGATCTGCTTTCCGATTTCTATCCATTGCGCTATCTCTTCCTCTGTAGGCTCCCGATGTACTTGATTCATGGCCTGTACTTCCTGTACTATTTGGCTCTGGTGGTGTGCGTAGTATTGGTTAATCCATACGCTAACATTCTTTTCGTTCACATGGTAGAAGTCCCCGTACTGCCCACGCATCCCTGCATGAAGGATGTAATCTACCCGGCTTTCGTTCATCCATCCAAAGCTTCTAAAAAGCTTGTGAATACATTCAGTTAATTCAATTGCATCACTTTCTTTGTATTCTTTAAATTGCTTTAACCCACAAACAAATTCCATTTTTTGAAGGTGCTTTAAAATTATCTCTCTCATTGCTTTGATTTTTTAAGTTCTTCTTGATACATTTTTGCAAAAATATTTTCTCTAGGGCTTTCTTTTTTTATTATTGGGTTGCCTCTTTTTACCCAATTAAAAAAATGCTCTTTTGCTAGCTTTTCATTTTCTTTAAAGTCTGCCTTCAAGATGCATTCCTGCCTGAAGGTATTCAAATGGTTTTTAACTTCATTTAAATCAGCTTTCCAATTTAAAGCTAATCCTTCTAGCCAAATATTATTACTCCATAATTCTCGAAAAATCGCATTATGTGAATCTTCATTTACTTTATTTTCTTTTTCTTTAATTTCTTTTATTTCTTTTCCTTTATTTTCTTTTAATTGCATTGCATCCGCATTGCCTTCGCTATGCGTTCGCATTACGTTCGCATCATTACTTTGATTCCATCGTTTCTTGGCCGATTCCCTAGCCTTTTCAGACCGTTCTTCTTTCATCTCCATCCTTTTCAAAAGGCTTTCTGACCAAAAAAACTGATCATCTATGCCGAATAAATCGAAATCATTAATTAACCTTTGGATGCTATCCTCCTGCGTATGCAATGCGTATGCAATGCTTTTGTAATGCGTTCGCATCCTGTGATCTGATTCATTCCTAAGCATCTCAATTAAGGCCCAGAATAGACCGTATCCTTCCCATCCCATCTCCATCCGTAGCTGAAGGATCTTAGGATCATCTTTCGCATTTGCATCGTGCGAAAAGTAATAAGCTTCTTTTTTCATAGAAAATAAAAAGCCCAACTGGTGGTAGTCAGTCGGGCGAGGTTATGGTTAACCTTAGGGAATCATTCTAGCTACCACACTGGAATGATTCAATACTCAAATATAAAACTTTTTTCAATCATCCTACTAGATTCCTTCTTTTTAGATGGAAATAAATGCAGGTGTATGATCTACCTAGTTCTAGTGCTATCACCTTTGTGGGTGTCCTGTCTTGCCAGAGTTCAAAGATCCGCTCTTTGTCGTATTCTGTTAGATTCCTGCCCCTCATTTTGACAA